AATAAAATTATCGCTTACTGATTAAGACAAACAGATCATCGACACGCTGTTCAAGTCTTGTAATTTGATCCTTGATCGAACTTCCAGAATTGGGTTTCAATTCTTGTAAGTAGGATTTAATAACCCAGCGCAGACCCAGCAATAAACTTGTAGATACGGCGGATACGCCAACGGCTATACCAACCCATTCGTTGGCTGTCATTTCGCATTGAGTCCATAATCAGCTTCTTTGCCGGACTTTGGATCAAGTGCCTTAGCAAGAGGTGCAACTAATGCACCAGCAAGAATTGCAAACTCTGGTCGAATGTCAGCAACAATTGCCAACAGGACAGTAATACCGGAAGCAGCCACAGCTCTTAAATATGACTTAATTGCTGCCTTGTGTTTGTTTGATAGTTTCATGCTTTGCCTCCTAGTAGTGGTATGTGAAAAAACTCAGAATTCTTGTCTTGATCCTTCTTGAAACTTACATGGATGTGATGGTTGTGAGGATTAAAGCCTTTGTATTTGCGCCAACGCCAACCAAGCACCGGACTAGCAATTTTACCTAAATGGATGACATAAGATATGCGTCCATGGGTTTTCCCATACTGTCGAATCTGATCTGCCAAATATGCTGAATCCCCTCGGTTGTCAGATAAGCGAGCGTCAATGTCAATTGCTCTAACAACAAATTTGGCTTTTACATCGGGTATGTGGTCAGACTTACCTGCCTGTTGATGACGCAAATCAGCGATCCACCCATCAGATTTACGGCTACGCTCTGGGAAGGAATCATCGATCTGCTCACGCAACTGCACAGCTGCTTTAGATAACCAAGGTTTCATTACATTAAGCGGATGGCTTGCCTAAATTTAATCCTTCAGGAATTGGCTTAGAATAATTCCATTCTTTAATATAAGCACCAACTCCATCCTTATCATCTTGCAATACAATACCTAAATCCAAAAAATTATCGGTTGGATTAATTTCTGGATAAGCTTCAATGATTTTTTCCCATAGTTCCATATTATGCTCCTAACAAACTTGCAGAAAACCAACCATAAATGTCAGTTGTGCCTTTGTATGCGGTTACATTTCCACCGCTATTTTGATATACAAAAAATTCAATATAATCCGTTGCCACTAAACTAAATACTTCATTTAGCGTATAAGGTTGGAAAAAAGTCGAATTACCTGCAAATTCTGCAAATAATTTATCTGTTCCATTTATTCTTAATCTCACAATTCTTGCTCCACCGGCTGTGCCAAACATGATTCCAGCATTAATTAAATACTTACCACCCTTACCACTTGGAATAGTAATTCGTGAGGTATTTGTTGAATTGTCATGGAATCCATCTGTATCAAAATTTTCTGTATTCCAAGTAAGTGCGGTAAAAGTATTATTAGAAATTGTTTGATCTGCACTTGCCCTTAATGAAACACCTATATAAGTGGGGGTGCTCGATGGAACAGCAGCCCACTTCAAACCAGTTGCAGTCGAAGAATCAGCTGTCAAAACTGTATTGTTTGCGCCTACTGCAATTATTGCTGGTGTATCAGCTGCAGATCCAGCAATTAAATCGCCTTTGGCATCAATAATGGCGTTTTGTATTGCATTGCTATCATCTTGTGCAACCCAAGTAAAATCCATGTCAGTATTTGTTGCTTTACTTAATACTTGACCGGTTGTTCCTCCCTTGAGATCAACCAAAGATGTGTCAATGGCTGAACCAAGTGTGCGGATAGCAGCTGCGCCATCTTTTACCAGGTCTGTATCGTCTGGTGTTTCCCAATTAAAATTCGTTGTGTTTGCCATATTAGGCTACTGCTCCAATCGCATTTTCCCATGTAAGTGTACCACTTAGAGTGTTCCAAGCCTCTGAGGCTGATACTTGCTCCCATTGAACTGCTACTTGAGAGAATTCGATCGGGCTCAGATTTATGGTTAAAAATAATTCGTTGAATCTAGTGCTCCAACGCCAGCCTTCAACATAACCCTCAAACTGTTGAGTTGGGGCTATTTGGACAGGCAAGTCTGTTATTCGCATTGGCTGACCCACAAAGATGCCAAGCAATGCATCTCGGTCTGCATCATCAATGGCTGAGTTAGTCAATGGAAATGTAATGCTATCGAATAAAGCTCTTGGATACGATCTTAAAGATATAAACCGATTGGCGACAGATTGAGCATCGGTGGCATCATGCAAGACTGTATTGATTGTTTCGCCTCGATAACCAAATACCTCAATACTGTCTAGATCAATTGCGCTTACCTGTGAACCAAAATTGTTGCCATAATTTAGGAATACATCGTTGCGGACATCTGCGCCCCTAGTCAAAACCTTTAATCCTGCTCCAAAAGCTGTGTTTGCTGAAATCTCTGTGTAGCCATTATTGGCAAGATAATTTTGTCTGTGTAAAGCATCGGCATATCCAATGCGTCCTTCGTTATCCTCATACAAAACACCAAATGCGCTGTCAGCAATAAGACTTGCAATGTTATAGACAGTATCTGGGTCTGCGCCTCGATTTGATATTTCATAAACTCCTGGGCGATCGATCTCACCAAGTCCTAGATTTTCAGCATTTGCCCAAGTAACTGTTGGATCATAACCTGCCCAAGTTTCAGCTGCTGGCACTTCATTCCAGTTATTCAGGAATAAATCAGATAGCAATTCAAACATCTGGTCGCCATCATCATCTCGAGCCAATGTGCCATCATAAATAACCTTCGGCAGTTTAGCCAATGAACCTAGAGCAAGAATGGTATAAGTGAAGGTTTCTGCAACGATACTAGCTGATGCAACCTCGGTAGTAATGTCTGTAATGTTGCCACCAAATAAAGTCCTAAAAACATTAGTGCTATCTTTAACTTGTAATGCTATTCCGTCATTGACTTGGAAATTGTAGTTTTCATTATTCAAAGCCACTAATGCAATCTGAATATAAGATGGGGTTGGCTGTGCGTAGATATCCTCACGCCCTGCTTGATGGGCTATATCAGAGATAGCGACATCGGTGTATTCCACACCATTGATGCTTAACTTATATTCAGGCGTAAAGACTGACATTATCTCGCTCTAGTGATGCCGCTGTTATAAAGCTGTGGAACTGATCTTGATGAACTCTGATTAATGACTTTAGCAACTGCTCTAGCAGCACCTTCAGAATCTACGGCTTGAACTGTAACATTAGTAACTGTTGTTCGATTTTCACGAACATTTGCAGGAACTGCTGGCAATGGTGCTGCGCCAAGCATTCCTAATTGACTTGCACTAGGGGAAACATTTGGAATATATCCAACATCTCCTCCGGGCTTAATAATATTAACAACTCTGATTGCTTGATTTGCTAACTCTGTCAATCCGCCGATAACTTCACGAATAAAGTTAAGCAAGCCCTTTAATATATCTGCGAGTCCACCAATTGCTTTTCCAAATGTTTCAGCGCCCTTTTGGCTTTGTGCTAATCCTGCGCTTAATCCTTGATCGCCCGTCAATCCTGCAATAAACGCATTTAGGGTTGGTATGCCTGTTGCGTTTAAGAATCCAATAAAACTTTCAACCGCTGGAAGTAATGCAACACCCAAGGATTCTTTGGCTTCATCAAATCCTACTTTTAAGCGATCAATTTTGCCTTGAAATGTTTCAGCGTTAGCAGCTGCTGCTCCACCATAAAGATTTGATAATTTTTCCTGAACTTGGGTAAATGAAAGGGTTGATAATTCTGCTTTAGATAATCCAAGTCCCAATCTGCCTAAAGCTGTGGTATTGCCATCCTGAGCCCTGCCTAAAGCATTGGCAACAGTTTCAAGTTCTAATCCTCGACCTTTGGCAATATCCAAAGATAAATTTAACAGTTTTTGTGCTTCCTCAGTATCTTTTGTGGAAACCGCTAATCTTTGTAACGCTGGACGCAGTTGGTCATCAGCGACGCCAGTTGCTAAAGATGTTTTAAGGATATAAGCCTCAGTTGCTGCAATTTGATCCTCAGTAGCCCCTGTGGCGGTGCGTAGAGCAGCAGCCAACCTTAACTGTGCAGCCTCATCCTCAATGGCAGCCTTGACCCCATCAACGGCTAATTTAGTGCCATAGGCAACGGCAGCAGCAGCAGCGACCGCAAATGCAGCAGCAGCCTTCTTACCAAACTCTGAAATCTTGCTTGAATTGCTTTCAACCGCTTTGTCGGCTTCGCCTAGCTTCTTTTTTAAGTCATCAACATCGGCAAGAATTGATAACTTTAATGTGCGATTACCGGTTGCCATTAGACCCATTCCTTAATTATGCGATTGAAACTTGCTTCCCACTTGTTAATCAATTCAGGCTGAATTCTGCGAAGGGTTGGATAAATGAACCATCCTCGAGATCCACGACCTTGCCGTCCCGAATAACTAGGGAACTGTTTAAATTTATTTGAACCAAACTCAACGCCACCCCATAGGGTTTGCGTAGTAGCACCACCTGAAAACTTTTGTCTTGCGAAACCATAACGGAACTCACCGATTTTACTGGATTTAGAGATGCTAACGCCTTCTGCGACTCTCTCCGCAACCTTGCCAG